CAGCCGGTTGTCGCACTCGGTCAGGTAATCGAGGTCGGGCACCCGCCGCTCCAGCCGGAACGGGTCGGGGCTGCCCTCCAAGCCGCTGCCCTTGCCGTCGATGCTCTTCCAGCGGATGACGTCTCCGCTCTTGGTCAGGGTGCCGTAGAAGTAATCGCCGCCGGGCTCGGCCCGGACCTGCACCCAGTCCTCGCCGCGGGCGTAGACGATGCGATCACCCTTCAGCCCCTTCCAATACCCGCCATCGTCGTCCTTGATGCCGCTCAGCGTCACGGTATCCCAGACTGCAAAATCGGCCCCGATGCCCTTGCACTCGATCCGGCACCAGTTCAATTCAATGGCCGACCAGTTGCCCGAAGCCTCGCTGTAGATTTCGAGGATGCTTTCGCTGCTGTAGGGCACCTGCGAGTTCACCACCTTGAGGAACAGGTCGCCGTCTGCAGGGTCTGTCGGCTCCTTGGGGCCCCGGTTCTTGACGGTGTAGGTCTTCCCCGCCGCGTCGCAGGGCGTCAGCACCACATCCGCGTCCCCATTCGTCCACGCCGCCGCCAACGGCGTCACGGACAGGTCTTTCGTATCAAAGGCCGCCTTGTCCGGGAAGATGATGATCTTGGTGCCCATGCCCACCAGCACCTTTTTGCTGTCGGTCACGGCGTTTTCCACGGTCTGCACCGTCTGCGGGGCGTCGTCGGTGCTGTAGCAGAGATTCGTCCCTTCCACCACCAGCAGCCCGTTCAGGTGGTACATTCCGTTCACGGGGGCCGCCGTCCGCAGCTTCCGGCGGGGGATGCGGGTGCTCAGCGCCGGGAAATTCCGGGCCGAGAAATTCTTACCGCTGCTGCATTCGGCCTCGGTGCAGCTGTACGTCTCGTTCAGCCCACCGAAGGCCCGCAGCAGGGTGCGGGTGTTTTTCAGCCCCGCACGGTTTGCCAGTGCCATCGTTTTTCCCTCCTCACCAGCGCCAGCGCACCCGGCGGCGGGGCAGGTTCTCCTGCCGCAGCCCGGCGGCCAGTCCGCTCAGGATGCTGTTATACTGCGCCTGTTCCCCGGCGTAGCGGTCGGTCTCCCCCAGCGCCGCGTCGATGCGGGCGCAGAGGAAATGCGGGTAGAGGGTGTCGTAGGGCACCGGCACCAGCAGCTCCGTGCTGTCCGGCAGGGTGCTGCCAGACCATGCCGCATCGGCACCGACTTTTTCGTACCCGGCCACGCCGCTTTTCTCAAAATACAGCTTGCGCAGCATGGCGTCCTCCTCGCAGAGCCAGCGTCTGCGCGTCTCGTCCGAAAGCTTGCACCCCGGCCGCAGCTCTGTGGCGCGGTCCAGCGCTTCTCTAACGGTCATCTCATCGCTCCTTTCGAAAAAGGCCCGGCTGGGCGATCTTCCCGGCCGGGCCGCTGTTTGTTACTGTACGCCGTTTTCGGCAGCCGCGATGCGGGCGGCGGTCCGCTCGTCCTGCATCTGGCTGTGCTCCAGCACCTCGGCCACCTCCGGCGGCACCTCCACCTCAACGCCCCGGCGGATCTTATAATTCACCCCGTTGACGCTGACGAACAGATCCTCCTTGTACCGGCTGTTGTCCTTGAAAAGCTTGATCTTCATAGTACTCCTCCTTAGTTCGCGGATGCGCTGGCCGAGTAGCTCGACACACTTTCAATGCGGATCATGTACTGCTCCACCAGACGCTCGGCGGCGCGCATTCCCTTCCAGCCCACGGACGCACGCTGGTTCAGCGGGTCATCACCGTAGCCCAGCTGCTTGACGATGTGCTCCAGACCGCCGCCTTCCAGCTCGGTCACGCCGTAGGCGTGGGCGCCCAGCACCAGCGTGCCGAACACGGCCAGACCCGCCGGGCAGGTGGCGTCCTTCCAGATCTTCGCCTCGCTGGTCTCGATGAAGCGGATGTTGCCCAGCTTGCCGATCTCGCCCCGGAACATGGCCTCCGGGTCCGCGTACTTGTGCACCTCGATGAACTCCTTGCTGGTCTTCAGGTCGTAGGCAGCGTAGGGGTGGATGATGGCGATGTAGCTGTCGCCGATGGGGTCGGCATTCATCGCGCCAAGCTGGGCGGCGGCTCGGAAGAACAGCTTCGGGGTCAGGGTGCAGGTCTTGTCCAGATTGGCGCGGCTCTTCACAACGGACTCGGTGCCGTCCGCCGCCACCTTGGGCGCATAGATGACATTGGTGCCGCCGGCCAGCACATCGCGGGTGATGCTGTCCATGGTGCGGCCCGCCTGACTGGCCAGCACGCGGGTGGCCTGTACCACATTGTTGTCGATGGCGGTCATCTGCAGCTGGTCGGTCAGCGGGGTCCAGCCGCCGTACTGGTGCAGGTCGCTGGTGATGGTAGTCACGTTCAGGGCCTGACCGTTGGGGGTCACGCCCTCGGTCAGCGGAGTGGTCGCCTTGGGCAGGCTGTCGTACTTGCGGAACTCGATGGTCTTGCCGCCGTTCTGGGGCACCGGGTAGTAATCCGCAAACTGGTCATGGACGAGGCGCGGCTCGGCCTGATCGATGAGGCGCTTCTCATAGAAGGTCTTCATCTCGGCAGTCATGCCGGAGGTGCTGGTGGTGTTGTTCAGCGCGGCAGATGCGTCGGCGAACAGCTGGAGGTCGATCATTTCATGCTTTTTCATAACATTTTCCCTTTCTTTGTTGTTTCATGGATTCTCAGCTCCCCTATTAGGAGAGTTCCGCAAGACGCCGCCGGCGGCGGATCGCTGCGGTGACAGGTCCTCAAAATACGATCCGTTCGCCGTGCAGCGCTTTCCGCTCCAAGGCTTCCCGCTGGGCGCGGCTCATCCGGGAGACATCAGCTCCCGTCACCGCCGCGCTGCCGGGCCGGGTGCCGTTTTCCGCCGGGCGGGCAGCGCGCTGGCGGATGCGCTCCACGACGCCCTGTTCTACGTCGTGGGCCGCTTGGCGCAGCGCGTCATTGTAGTGGGCCAGCCGGTAGGCGTCTGCCATTCGCATTCCGGGCAGCTGCATCAAGCGGCGCATTTCGGGGTTGCGCAGTTCCTCTTTCAGCGAGAACTCCGGCACCACCCGGCGCATCAGCGCTTCCTCTGCGGCCCAGCGGCTGTGGAGCCCGTCCACGACCTCCCGGCCCGGAAACCGTTCCGGCAGCGGCGGGCGGGGTGGCTCCGGCTGAGGCTTGGATTCTGATTCACCTCCTTCCCCGCCGGTTTCTTCGGCCGTTTCCTCCGATGCGGGCGGTGCCGCCTCGTCGGCTTTTGCACTGCCCGGCTTCATGGTGCCGGAGGCAATGGCCTGCTGGGTCTGGGCCGCGCTCAGGGCCGGGGCCGCGCCCTCGCCGCCCTCCGCGAAGAGCTGCAGGTCCATCATCCCCCGTTCGCCCCGGCGGCTCACGTCGGCAAAGCGGAGATTGTCCGGGTAGCGCTCGGCCAGCAGGGCAAAGCCCGTTTTCGCCAGCTCGAAGGCTCCCTCCACCCACGGCTTCTGCGGGGCATCGGCCACCACAGCCAGCCGGGGGCCGTCCGGCTCGTCCCATGCGTCACTGCGGGTGCTTTCCTCCCCGGCCAGCAAGCTCACCAGAGCCTGCATCAGGGTGCTTGCCCCGGCGCAGACGATGTCCTGCCCGGCGGGGGCGTAGCCCGCGTGGCCCGCCGCTTCCAGCCGGAGCGTCAGCCCCTCCGGCCCGTCCAGTTCGTTGTAGAGCACTTTGATCATTTACTGTTCCTTTCCAAGGCCCATGGCGTGCGCCACCGCCTTTGTCGTCAAGTTGTCGGCCGGGCCGGTCAGCGGGGCCCGCCGGGTCTGCATCTGCTGCATCCGGATGAGCTGCGCCTGCAGAGCGGTCAATTGCTGCGCGAGAGTCCCGTTCAGCCGTACCCGCTGGCGCACCTTCTCGATGCCCTCAAAGTCCATCATGTCCAGCGCCGCCAAGGCCGCGTCCGCGTTCGCCGGGGCAAAGAAGCCCAGTTGGTAGCACTCCTTGGCCGTCTCGTTCTGAGAGAGGCGGCTGAAGGTAGATTTCTTCTCGGCGCTCACCACGATGTCGAAGATCGGCTCGCGGCTGCCCAGTTCTACGCCGCCCACCACGCCGCCGGGCTGCGGGCGGAGCGCCGCGCCGGAAAAGGGCACGAACTCGTTTTCGCCGGTGCCGCCCACGATGCGGAACACCCGCTCCTCGTCGTAGAACTGCCGCATCAGATCAAGGATGAGGTAGCACTCCTTGGCAAAGGCCCGGTAGGCGCTTTTCAGCATATCGCGGCTGAGCTTCGACCCCGCCTCCTGCAGGGCTGCAATGGCCGAAGCCGCCGTCACGCCGCCCGCAGTGCCGCCTTGGGTCATATCCCGGTTGCCGGAGATCTCTTTCAGCTCCTCGATCCGGCTGGCGCGGTAGCTCAGGCTGTTGCCCTGCAAGCCCGCCGTCTGCAAGGGGCGGAAGCTATCGTCGTTCAGCCGCCCCACCACATGCACGATATCGCGTGAAAAATCGGCCAGTTCCTCTTCGTTCACCCCCGCCGTGTCGCTCAGCACATATCGCTGTTTCGAGGAGAGCAGCACATTCTCGTCCATGGCGTGATTCATCCGGTCGATGGCGTTCTGGCACTCCTTCATCACGTCGATGTACCCGAAGCCCGCCGGGCTGTCCTCCTCCATGAAGAGCGGGTCGAACACGAAGGGATACTTGCCGTGGTCGTAGAAGCCCCGACCGGCCAGCGCCGAGTCGTTCTCGCTGGCGTAGAGGACCACGCCGTTGCAGAACTTGCAGTAGTGGAGCAGTACTCGGCCATTCTCATCCGGCTTTTTGTAGTACCAGTCCACCACCACGCTTTTTTCGCTGGTGTCCAGCCCACCGTCGTGGATGAAGCGGGGCACGTCCAGCACGCTGGCGCTGTGACCCTTGAGCTGGGGCCAGCGGGCTTCCAACTGCTTTGTGTTCTCCATGTTCAGGGAGAAAAAGTGAGGCGATGCCTGAATATCCTCCACGCCCGGCTCCCAGTAGAGCATCAGCAGGTTCATGGGGCGGATGGCGATCTCGCCCACGCCGCCGTGCTGTTCCGGGTCCCAGAAAATACCCTTGACGCCGGTGCCCTGCTTGAGCTTGCGCCACCATGTGTCGCTGTACACCTGCTCGTAGTCGGCCTGTTCCAGCACCACGGGCAGAATGCTGGACAGCACCCGCGCCGTCTGCTCGTCATCTGCCGCGCGGGGCAGCACGTTGGGGGCCGGGTAATTGTCCATGGCATCGGCGTGCTTGTTGGCGATGGAGTTGAACAGCCACCCGCTCGACGTCTGGGGCTTGCCCTCCATCATCGGGTTCTGGTAGTTTTTCCAGTGCCCCATCCGGAACCACAGTTCGTTGTCCACCAGCCGCTTGTCCAGCGCAGCCTTGCCCGCCTTGTACTTCTGCAAGATGGCCGCCGCCTCCGCGACCTCCTCCGGGCCGATGGGCAGTTCCCGCAGTTCTGTATTGTTCAAAATCTCATCTTTCATAGGTTCTCCTTTCCGTCAGCATCCTTGCCCTCTCAGTCAAAGCCTAACGGCTTTGCCAGCTCCCCCAAAGTGGGAGCTTTTATTCGATTCCTTAAGATTCATCTTTTCGCCCAAGGCTCCCCATCGGGGAGCTGACGCGCAGCGTCTGAGGGGTTCCTCTAAGCAGAGCTCTACGGGTTGCGGCTCCCAGCGTCTGCTTCGCTTTGCTCGCATCCTGCTGGCCGCTGCCCCAACAGCTCCTCCCTGCTTCCGCCACTGGCGGCGGTCGTCGCCGTTGCACTTTGGGAGAGCTGCAAGCAGCTCCGCCGTCAGGCGGACTGCGCGCTGAGAGGGCTAGATCCGGTAAAATCGCGCCCTCTGATGCAGCTCCAGCGGGTCATCCGGCTGCGGGGGCCGCACGGTGCGGCGGGGCGGCGAAATGGGCTTTTCCATCAGCACATACCGGCATTCGTCGTAGATGTGGTCCTCCTGCCGGGTGTCGATGTCCTCCACATTGCTCTCGTCGTAGACGAGATTCGGGATGGTCCGGATGAAGTGTTTGCAGGTATTGAAGACCTGAAACATCGGCTTGCCCTCCCCGTCAAACGCCAGCCGGTAGTGGAACTGCATCTTGCCCGCAAGGCGGGTGTGGTCGCCGGGCATCCAGTGCAGGAAGGTCGGGCTCCGCTCCATCATGGCCGCGATGCTCTCGCCCCGGCTCTCGTCGAAGATAGCGGGGTCGGCAATGCCTTGGATGACCCGCCCCCGCAGCAGCGGGTCGTTCTGCTCGGCCTCCCGGATCCGCCGGGCCTGTTCCACCGGGTCGATCCGAAGCCCCTCGTTGGGGCGGCCGGTGCAGCCGTACAGCTC